CCGCCCTCCAGGGACAGCCGGCGAAATCCCTTCTCGTGGTTTCCATCTATGTAATACACCGAGTCGCGCAGCTCGATCCTCGCCAGTTCCTTGCGGAGCAGGATGGTGTGGCTGTCGCTTATCGTAGGGGTGTCCACCTGGTCTCCTCCGAGCACCAGCGGCACCTTGTGCTCATTGCAGTAGTCGACCACCTGTCGTATGGCATACAGGTCGTCGCCCTTCAATTCACGGTTGGCCCTGTAGGCCGACTCCCTGGCCTGCAGGTCTGCGCAGAATACAAACAATGGGGATGGCAAGTCACAGCTCCAGCAAGGGTTTTCCGGCCACGTGCGTCGTCAGGATTATGAAGATTATGTATGCGTACATCACAGAGTTCATTCGTGTTCCTCATCAAGTGGCTTGAGCTTGTGCACGAGCAACAGGGTGCACAGGACGGTGAGGCAGGTTATCAGCACCCATCTCCACAATCCGAGTGAGAAGGCCAGGCAGTGCAGCGAGCTTGTGGCGACGGCAACCTGGGTGCCGAAGCAGAGCGGGCACGATATCAGCTTCTGCAGGAACGACTCCTGCCTGTCGGCCCAGCTCATTATTGCATTTACTGTGATTTCAAAATTGTGCACGCCCCATACGATCATGTATGAGACTCCTCCGAGTGCAACGGAGGAAAGCAGTACTGTAAATAGTTCATTTAGCATGGTCAGTCCTTGAGCACGCGGGCGACGACGGCTGCCGCAAGCAGTATGCCCACGGCCGTGCAAGGCTCCGTAAACAGCAGGACGATGAAGATAACACCCATCAACGCCACTATGGCTTCGTTCATCCGCAATCCTTGCAGTCGGTGTCTTCCTTGGGCTGTCGCAACGACTTAAGCGCCTCTCGGGATATGGTGGACGGCTCGGGCTTGTCCACCAGGACCTCGTCGTATCCCTTCAGGCCGTTGGCTTTCATGAATTCGTCAGCTGATTCCGATTTAGGGGGATTTGTTGCCATGGGTGACCTCTTCGTTCTGCGGTACCTTCCAGTCGCCGACGTTCTTCACGTAGCGAATGTTCCTGTCCTTGTCTCGTTTTTCCTGCAGCAGCCTGTCGGAGGTGTCCTTGATGCCGTTGCAGATCCACACTCCTGCAGCACAGGCCAGTCCGATGGCCAGCGCCGTGACACTTGCACATAGTAGCGCAAGTTCATATGCTATGTCTAGAAACTTCGCGAAAAGTTCCCTGACCCCGTCCGATCCTTGTTTAGACGCCATGAATAACTCCAAGAAAATTGAAGAAGAAAAGCCGAAGCTGAATTTGGACGGCATGGTGCCCAAGTGGGTCGTGGACATGTCGAAGGACATGCACTCCCTTGCCGACATAGAGAAGATAGACGACATGGTGTTCACCATGCCTCCGGCCAAATTGAAGGAAATGCACTCCCGGCTGGACATGGGGGGCTTCGCAAAGTTCATGGAGCGGCAGCTTGAGGCAAGCAAGTCGTCCCCGATACGGCTGACCTCGATGCTCAGGATAAACGGAAAGCCGTTCACCCTGTCCAAGCACAGGTTCTTCGAGCCGCTGTTCTATCCCGACCTGCCCGACCGCACCCTGCTGGTGTGCGCAAGACAGGTGGGCAAGTCGACGCACACGGCGGCACAGGGAGTGCTGCAGGCGGCGGCAATCAACCGGTTCAAGGTGCTCTTCATGGCACCTCAGTTCGAGCAGATACGAAGGTTTTCCCACCAGTATGTGCGTCAATTCGTCAAGGAGTCCTACCTGACGCCGATGCTGCTGGACGACAACTGCATCGACTCCGTCCTGCACAAGACCTTCAAGAACGGATCCGAGATCTGGTTCTCCTTTGCGCTGCTGTCGGTGGACCGCATCCGCGGCCTTGCCGTCGACGGCATACGTATCGACGAGGTGCAGGACCTTAACCCGGAGTTCCTGGACATCGTCAGGGAGTGCATGTCGGCATCTGAAAAACGCTCGGAGATGTATGCCGGCACGAGCAAGACCATCGACAACCTCATCGAGCAGCTGCGCCTGCAGTCGTCCCAGGCAGAATGGTTCATGAAATGCGAGACATGCAATCACTGGAACATACCTACCGTCGAAGGGTCAGGGCCCGGGCTGGGCGTGATGGACATGATCCAGCCGGACGGAATGTGCTGCGCAAAGTGCAAGCGGCTGATAAACCCCGAAAAAGGCCAGTGGGTCCACAAGTTTGCGGACAAGGTTACGCTGTTCCCAAGCTATCATGTGCCCCAAGTGATAGCCCCTGTCCACTATGGCAATCAGAAGAACTGGCGGCAGCTGCTGCTCAAGCGGCAGCTCATGCCGACGGCGACGTTCATAAACGAAGTGCTGGGCGAGGCTTGCGACGAAGGCCAGAGGCTGGTGAGCCGCACTGAACTTGAGGCCGTATGCGTGCTGCCTGCGAATTCCAGGGACAGGGTTGCCGACGTAAACCGGTACACCGACCGCATCCTGGGAGTCGACTGGGGCGGCAAGGGATCGAAGTTCCAGTCGCTTACAGCAGCCGCCGTGGCATGCTATGCGCCAGGCACCAACAAGGTAGACGTCATATTCGGCCATCTGTTCCAGGCCATGATGGATCCGGTCATCGAGACCAAGGAGGTCGTCAAGATAGCCAACGACTTCCAGTGCACCAGCATCGCCCACGACGTCGCAGTCGCCGGAGAACTGCGCCTGAGCATCATGCGTGACCTGGGCGTGCCTGACGATCGGCTGGTGAACTGCCGCTATGCCGGCACTATGGCCATGAAGTCCATGGTGCAGTTCGTGCCTCCTACCGACACGAACCCGAACAGCTACTACAACATGGACAAGTCCAAGATCATCACTGCCATATGCCTCGGCATAAAGAACAGGAACATACGGTTCCCTCAGTTCGACAGCCTGGCGGATGCGGCAGGAGACAACATGATCATGCACTTCCTGTCGGTCTACGAGGAGACCTCGGAAAGCATCTTCGGCGGAGAGAAGCGCTTCATCAAGCGCAATCCCGGAATGCCCGACGACTTCCTGCACGCGGTCTGCTTTGCCGTCATATCCATGTGGCGCAGGTATCCCGAGCTGGTTCCCAACCTGGTGGAGGAGGTTGTGTCCGACGCCGAGCCGGCATCGTTCTCGAACCCCACCACGTACTACTTCGACCCGCTCGACTGATAGCTAAGCGTAAGTTTCAAAACAGATCTACACGGACCTCCGCAAAGGACAACCATTCAGTAGATGCATGAATCTGGAATCCGGAGGGTCCGGTCCTTGAGTCGATGTAAATACTGAATGGTGCCTTTGCGGTCATTGGTGTGGTTGCGATAGCAAAATGCCATCAAGTTATTTTAACCAGAAACAACCTGATTTTTACCAGGCATTTCCAGACCCTGAATTGCTATTCAGGGCATATGTATATTAACACACTAGCGTACCTGCATCATGCGGGTCATAGCCGCCCGGCGCAATGACCGCATCCGCTTTATCTTGTCCACCATCGAGTTCCATATGGGCTTGTCGAAGACCAGCACGACGTTGCCTTCGATGAGGGTCTCCTGAACACCGAGCTTTGCCAGCTGCAGCAGCGCCGATGTCCAAGGCACCATAGGTATGTCGTTGGACCGCATGGCGCTGAGCATCTGAGTCACGTTGACGGTAACCTGGTCCTTTATGGGGTTCTTTATGACCACCATGTTCTTCTTGAACTTGTCCGCGGTGAATGTCTTGAACACCCCGGCCTCCACGCCCTCCTGGAGCAGGTTCATGAAGTGCGCGGCATGTGACCTGCAGTTTATGTTGCCTTGCTCGGTGACGAACCCCTTGGCTGCCTGCATCGCGCTCTCCTCCACTCCCAGCGAAGAGGCGAGGTACTTCAGGTTGTCCAGGAATCCATGTGCCGACGTAGGCCGCATGGTGAGCATGTACTGAAGCATGAACGGGAAGAGCTGCTCACTCTTGAGCAGGCCGGTGGGCTCGCCCTGCATGGGAGCCTCGGCCCGAATGAAATGCCAGTCCTTGTCCTTGCCCATAGCCGCCCCAACCAAAGGCGGCACCAGCACCAGGCTGTTGTTGGCCTGGCCCTCAAGCCACTGCGCCAGCAGCCGGCCGTTGGACCTAAGTCCGTCTATGGCCACGGGAACATGGTGGACCCCTGCTTCAAGGGATGCCAGCTCCACGTCGACCTTGTGCTTCAGGGGTATGTCGGACAGCCCCAGATCCATTCGCAGCAGGTCGAATATGTACTCGGCTATAGACCCCTTGCCTCCTATGAGCAGGACGTTGGTGCGGGGCTTGAAGTCTATGATGTTGTATATACTGGATATGATGGCTGCCATCGTGGCGAAGTAGACGGAAGTCTCGCACGAGTACGAGAAGATGCGGCTCAGCTTTGCCAGCGAGTCGCCTTCACGCATCTCTATGGACATGCAGGGGTTCTCCCCGTCCTCGGAGATGACGAACGGCACGCCTACCCTGATCTGCTCGGCCGACACGGAGATCCTCGGCAGGTTGAACCTGTTGGTGTCCTTGTCGTAGCCGACATGGTCCTGGGCGATGTGGACCTCCGGCGGATGCAGGCGAATCGATATATCCAGAAACTTCTTCTTTATGGAATCCGCCAGATAAGGCTGCTTGGCTACTCCAGCGGAAGCAAGCAGGACGGAGAGTATGTCCTTTGGGTCTCGTTCCAGGTCGTCTTCGTTTGCCTGGAAGCCGTAGCTCTTGCCCTCATATATAATATTTCCAAACAAATAGGCTTCGCCGGATGTCTTTATGCGGCAGATATGGCCTATCTTGATTATGACGTCGCTCACCATCTCGTCCGGAGTTTCCCGCGAGCCCTGAGTCCACAGCCTGCCGTCTTTTTCAAAGATTACCTTCTTATCTATGATTATCGGAGCATTGACCACGCTCTGCTTGAGCAGCTCCTCCATGTCCTTCTTCATGTCAGCCGGGCATGCGGATAGAATTACATTCTTTTGAAACTCAGACAAGCTGAGGCTGTCAGCCAAGGCCTTGGCCTTGCCTAGGCTGATGCTGAGCAATTCGTTTGCCAGGAACTCCACAGGTTCTTGCTGTGGCAGGTTTTGCAGCTCGGCATGAATACTGGGAATTAAGTTATTTTCCCAGAGTTTCGATACTTTTTCTTTAGGATTCCAGACATAAGGCGTGTCCTCGGAGACCACCTTGAACCCTCGGGACGTAATGCAGGCCTTGAGCAGAGCGGTATCAGGATCGTCAGTCCAGACCACGGCATTGTTGGGCAGGGCGATTGGGTCAAATACCCCAACATGAGACTTAGCTACGACGGATAGTTTTTCGTAGTTTTCGATTGCACACTTATGCTTGATTCTTGCCACCTGCAGCGGATGAGGGACGACATAGGTGTCGGGTAGGTTTAGGTTGGCAGCGTCGACAAGGCCAAAATAACCGCAAGCATGGTCAGGCATTGTGTTTAAATACGAAAGCATATCCTTCTGGCCTATGAATCCGTACCCAACCACGAATCCAGGCTTCATGTAGAACGGCAGCACCAGCACCGAATCTACGGCCTTTGGAATATTTGGCACCTTTTCCTGCAGCAGCTCCTCGATCTCGTACTTGCTGTCAAACCCTATGCAGTTTCTTAGCCCTTTGTTGAACACGTGCTGGCTGGTCCACAGATTGAGCTCGTTCAATCTGGCTACAGCCCTGGCATTCGCAACAGGGTACATGTTTGCCTGTGCTCGTTCCCATATCTTTAAAATTCTTTCGTAATAGACTTCTGAGAAATTCGAGTAGAGCGCTATGTCGTTTGCCTCGACGTGCTTGACCTTGAGCTCGTCCTTGAGGGTAAGCAGTACTTCCTCGGGATTTGCGATTTTGTAGGCCTGGCCGTATAGTCTTATTGCGTCGCATGACAACTTGCATCTATCGCAGTACATCCAGGCCTCGAACGGAGCCAGTCCGCTGACCAGCATCGATTCAGTCTTGCACCGGATACACTTGCAAAAAGTCCCAGGCTTCGCAGGCTCCAGACCCAAAAGTCGAAGAATTTTAGTATAATGAAACCCCGCAAAGAACTCTTCTGAAGGAACTTCCTCTATGAGTCGTTGGATAGACATTGCAGATGACGTCTCTAAAAAGTTTTACCACACGTTTACCGGCAAGGTAAACATGCCTGAATACGTGAAGTCGGCCGGTGTTCCGACTTCAGAAGAGATGCAGGGCCTCAGCTCCTCTGCGTTTGCAGACCCCATTGGCAGAAAGTTTGCAGTAAATACCAAGTCCAATTGCTGGTGCTCCGCTCTGTACTTCTACGGAAACCAGTGTAACGGTTCCGAATCCAGCAAACAAGCCGAAACCAAACTGCTTCAGGCTGCCCGGATCTGGGGCATTGCCTCCGACATCGAACAGGTAAAGCAGGCATTCCAGGTTACCGAAGTCCCTGTAACCTACGCCATCAGCTTCCAGTTCAATAACAAACAAATAAATCGCTGCCCGGACCACACCAAGCAGGCGGCTACTCATAGCGCCGAGTGGCTGTACCAGAACCGCTACCACTTCCCGGTGGCTGTGCAGCAGGCGGCAGCTGCCAAGCTTGCAGCCAAGGCTGATCTGGCAAAGCTCTCATCCAAGACTGCCAACTACCTTGACCGGCTGGCCAATCCCGAGCACTACTCCAACCTCAACTGCAAGGTGGCGACTGCCATCACCGATCGGCTTTCCCGAATTCCGATGGGCAAGTGGGGAGAGCTTGAAGACTCGCTGCTCAAGGTGGCCGAGGCCATCAATGCAGCCCCCTTTGAGATCTGCAAGAGCGCAGAGGTACTGGTGAGCGCCATCGAAGCCGTAGACGTAAAGCACAACATGCAGTCCAAGTGGGGCTCGGGCTTCATGCATCCCGTCGACGTTTGCTATCGCGCCAACCTAACCAAGGTTGCAGCAGCGGTTGATTCGACTGTCTACCTCACCACAGGCACTCCGATCGACATCACGAACATCTCGGACTCGCAGCTTGCCCACGGACTCAAGATCGCAGGAGATGAGTTCCTTTCATACTGCCAGCCCGACGGACTCAACGTAGACAGGGCCAAGGCAGCCGAGATACTTCCCACGCTGCCAAAGCCGGAAGCACGCAGGTTCGAGACTGCAGTGAAGAAGGCCGGCTACAGCCCTGAATCGGCCTACGACCTTGTCGATCGGCTTTTTAAGGAGGCGCAGATGGACATGGGCTATGGAATGCCAATGCCTGCCCAGCCGATGTCAGACACCGAGATGCTGCCAGGTGAAGACGATGCCGCTTTCGAGGCACGCATGAACGACAAAAAGGAACAGGCCAAGCTGGACGGGCTGGATGCCCAGGCTGGCCTTGCTGCATGCAAGGCACGGCAGGCGCGGCAACAGTACGAACAAGGTACGATTAACCAACAGATGAGTCAAGCTCAAGGAGAAATGTAATGATTGACGCGGACTTTACTGAAGAACCAAAAAAAGAAGTGAATTACAAGGATCGGGCCTTGCGAGGCGCACTTATTGGCGCGTTACTAGGTGGTGGCTTAGGCGGCAGCATAGGTCTGGGTAAAGGCGTGGAGATCGGCTCCACGCTAGACTCTAAAGATTTTGAAGACCGATTCCCATCACCCGAGTATCCATATTATAGGGATTATGTTGATTCGGGAAGAAGCCGTGAGGAGTACAACGCCGACATGGCTAAGTATGAAGCTCTAACGGAGCAGCATTGGAAAGATCGGGCTGAGCACCACGGGCACACCAAGGGGCTAATCGGCGGAGGCCTTGGAGCTCTGCTTGGTGCAGGGCTTGGTGCTGGTGTTGGCGCTGGAGCAGGAGCCTTGCAAAATATGTTCACCGGGTATGCCAACGAAGACCTGATTACTCAATCTGAGCCGAACACAGCCCGTAAGGCTTTATTGATGGGTCTGCTCGGTGCAGCTAGTGCTGGAACGCTGGGTGCTGCAACACGAGGGTTAGAGGGCGGACTCATCGGAGGTGGATTAGGCGCAGGTGCCGGAGCCTTGGCTGCCGTCATGAATGACTACCTCAACAGAGATTTCTACGGACCGGAGAAAAAGTCCGCAGCTATTAACAAGGAAACAAACAGGAACAATCAGTTTCAAAAACAAGCTTTAATCGGCACGCTATCAAGTGCGCTCGTACACGGCGCTGCAGCAGACGACAACGAACCTATCCTGCGAGAGCTCTTGCGCGGAGGTGCAAAGGGCTTCGGTGCAGATCTGGGAATGCTGGCAGGAGCTGTGGGCGGTGCCGGGCTAGGAGCAGGTATCGCTAATAGAACAGGAGGGGACGACCCTGATAACATTGCGGGCGGAATTGGCTTGGGAGGATTGGTAGGTGTACCTGCCGGCGGAATACTGGGCTATATCCTCGCAGATAAGCTCATCGACAATATCGGTAAAAAACAACAGAAAACAGCAGGCGTTTTATCCGCCTATAGCCATATTAAGACAGCAAACAACATTAAACAAATGTTGAGAAAGCAAGCAATGGTCAAGTCGGCCGTCGACATCGAGGCTGCACCTGAGGTAGCGAAGACATTACAAACCAAATTACCGGCAGCGCTCGATAAAAACTACGTGCTAAATGATGCTTTAATTGGAGGCGGCGTAGGTGCCCTTGGAGGCGGCTTAGCTGGGGCGTTGAAAGAATACCTGTCAGACAAGGCCGAAAAGGAATATCTAAAGAACATACTTGGCGGCGGAGCAATCGGCCTTGGCTTAGGAGGTATAGCTGGTGCAGGCTACGGAGCAGCTACAGGCGATAGAAGGGCGAAGGATAACGTACGCAATCTGTATGATATCGCCACTAAAAAGCTATTTAGCGCTCCAATCGGAACCGCTAGGGGTCCCGCAGGCCTAATGGTCTTCGACGACATGTTGGACCACGGTGCGCGCGGACTTATAATGTCGAGGCTAGAATCTCAGCTGCAACAATCGGACTGGAGAGATCAGATTAGAAAAGACTTTACTAGTAACGAGTAACGGCTAAACAACTTCTTATGCCAATCAAGAGCATACAGGCTAAGCAAGCATATGAGCAGTTGTGGACCAGCCGAGACACCCTCGGCACCACGCTGCTCGTGCTTGTCATAGACTCGTTCGGCCAGGAGATCTTTGACATGGATCCCGAGGCCTTTAGACAGGAACTGCAGGAATCGTTCGGAGTACAGGACATACCTGTGCTCAACACGGACAAGGTGTGGGCCTTGTGGAATGCACTTACCACGGACCTGGTGCACACCGATGTCCCTACCTTCATAAATGCCGCAAATGTCCTCAACGGCACCATGCTCAGCTACGACATATTCGATCCAGCGGATGTGTACGAGTGCGCATGGACAATCACCGAACTTACTCTCCTCGACGGCGACACGCCAAACAGGCTGAGCCCGGAGGTACGCAGGTACATAGGTGAGATCTGCAAGGAGCAGGGGCTGTACCGGCCTCCCGTCGTATTGTCGAATGTGGCCGACTTCGGCTCAGGCGACTACTATGCCCGGGTCGAGGAAAACGTAGTGGATACGACCGAGCTGCAGGTCATGAACAACTCGCAACAGGATTTTGCTGCGGATATAATGGGCTATGTCAGTAGGCAGACCTCCCGGCTAATGACCCAGCTCAACGGAGTGCCCTTGATAAACAAGGACTCCAAGACCTGGACTAAGTTCATAAATAACTTTGCAAAAGAAATAGCATGATCAAAATTGCAAACAACATTCACCGACTGCTGGAAAAGCAAGCCGCTGACAAGGAAGACTCCTTGCATGACTGGTTCAGCCGCAAGGGAGCAAAAGGCTCTGAAGGCGGCTGGGTGGATTGCAATTCGCCCGATGGATCAGGCGGCTACAAGACCTGTGGCAGGGAGAAGGGCGAAAGCCGCAGCAAGTACCCGGCCTGCCGGCCTACTGCAGCTGCCTGCAAGGACAAGGGCAAGGGCGACAGCTGGGGCAAGAAGTCCGAAGAGGAAAAGGACAAGGCCGATGACGCCTGCACTCGCAAGGTGAAGGCTAGATACGACGTATGGCCTTCCGCCTATGCGTCTGGGGCCGTGACCCGATGCCGGGCAGTCGGAGCAGCCAATTGGGGTGAAGGTGAGTCCAAGAAGAAAGCCAACACCTTTGGCTCCGATGCCATAGTAGATGCACCCATAAAGTGCACCCCAGGCTTTGGATGCAAGAGATATCTGACACCTCAGGAGACTCTGGAAGTCGAGGCAGCCAAGGAGCGTATGTTTCCTTCCCTGGTAATCACCGATGCCGATCCAATCTCGTCTCAGCTGTCGAGCCCAGGGTGGGCCGGTGCGGGCTACGGCCTGCTGGGTGCCCTGCTCGGCTCTGGAGTAGGCGCAGGCGTAGGCAAGGTGACAGGAAGCAGCATGCCGCTTTCAGCACTGCTTGGAGGTGCACTGGGAGGGCTCGGAGCAGGACTATACGGCTACGGCTCCAAGAGCATAAAGAACAAGCAGATCGAAGACCTGATGCAAGACCTGCCGGTTGGAGCAGATCTAGGCGACGTGGCAGTGTTCAGCGATCCTCAACTAAAGGCGCAACTGGCACGTGACTTCCAGAGACAACTGATTAGAAAAGGCCTGATGGGCCAACCAGGACTAGGCTATCAATAAAAGGACTCCACATGATCAAGATTGCAAGCAACATCACTAACCTACTTAATAAGCAAGCAGCTCTGTCTGACTACCTCAAGAACGACTATGTGCGTTATGGGGCTGGAGGAGCGCTAGGCGGTGCCGCCCTTGGAGCCATTATCAACAAGCTCATGGGCGGATCGGCACTCAAGGGCGGGCTCATCGGAGCCGGACTGGGTGGCGCTGCAGGACTAGGCGCAGCTGGAATCAAGGGCTATCGCAAGAATCAAGAGCGCCTTGTAAACGAAGCCCGAGCTGCATCATTTGTAGGAAATAGAACACCTGAAGAAGAACAAGCGGCTCGGGACTATACCGCTAAAATGATGGGGCTGCCGGATGAGGCTCCTGCCCAGCTTTTTAATATGGAAGAAGACGCAAAAATGGAGTTAGCTAAGCGTCAGGCATTTTTGGCACGCCACCTAGCTAACTCTGAAACACCTGACAAATCGTTTAGCTCCTTCAACTACAATCCAGGTGTGTCTTCCGCTACGCCAGCACCGTTAACTCCGGAAGAACAGTATATGGTAGGTTTAGTACGGAGAGGTTACGGACTTCCTGCTGCCCTTAGCGCCACGGCCAGTCAAGAAAACCTAGCCAACAACCTAAGAGCTGTGCCGATCGGCAGTACAGCAATCCCGGTGCAATAAAACAAAAGCTACTAAATAAAATAAACCCCAGGTCAAGCCTGGGGTTTATTATTAGGGGTCGTCAAGCGAGAGGAACGCCCTCTCACATCAACTTGACGGCCCTTGCTTGGAGTAGATCAAGCCTGATCTACTGGAGTACCGAAGGTGAACTTGGCGGTAAATACGCCAGACTCAGTGACCTCGACAATGGCCTCGCCGGTGATGGTAAAGCCTTCGTAGGTTGCGAAGACCCGGACCGCGCCGGAGCCAACACTACCTGAGGCAACGATGGTGGCATTGAGGGGCACGTCTGGAGACTGAATGACTTCGAAAAGATCGATCTCAGACGAGTTCCAAACAACGTTGGTGATGAGCTGAGGATCGATGACGACTCCGGAGAGGGTCTCGAACGATACCGATACGTCTACTTGCTGATTGTTCTTGATAGTTGCATCCATGTTACTTTGTCCTTATATTCCTAAATTCGAATTTAGCCTGAATATCACAGCGATATTCAGGACGTTTGCAGGGAAATAGTATATCCAGCGTGCTGCATGCGAGCAAGAACAGACCGTACACCACGGTCCAGTACAAGAGCATCAGCACGAACATATCTATGTTGGAGAGGAGTAGGTCGACTATCCATTGAATCATGGCTTGGGTCGTTGTATTTCAAGGCCGTCTAGATTTATTCTGGCGCCTAGCTTGTACAGGGCACGGGCCAGGTCTTCTGCTGCCGACTCTATTGCCTGCTCGTCGAGATCCCAGAAGCAGCCGTGCAGGCATTCGTGAATGAACACCTCAAGGATCTCCTTGTCCTTCTTCAGGCGAGTGGACATCTTGATCTGCTTCCTGGAGTAGGAGGGCGGGTCTATCTGACCTCGAATGGAGCTGCCGAGATCCTTACGTACAACCTTCCATTTGTTGTTTCTCAGCCTGACTTGCATTTGAGTCTCCTAGCCAAAATGTAAGGGCCATTCGCTTGGGTTCGGTTGGAGGATTTTTAAGTTCTTCGCACAGCTGTAGATCATATACCGATCCCGAGTCGCATGCAAGGTATCTGTTGTTTACAATTGAAATTCTTTTAGGCAGGTGGTTTTTAGTTTGTATATATTGTGCCAGGTCTGCAATGACGGAAATCTCATAGCCTGCGGTCTTCAAGGCTGCGCAAACAGGGCCAAGCACGTCCTGGCTGTGTGCCGACTTGAAGAACAGCTTTTCCTCGGCTTTTGAGAAGTGCGTCATACTCTTATCGAGTCCCTGTTCCACTGGCTTGGTAGCAGCAGCCAGTAACCTGCAGCAGAGTAAGTTGGATCTGGAGTGCTGCCGACCGATACGAACCTGTTGAGGCCGTAGCCCTGCAGTCCGGCCGACTTGGTGTAGTTAGCCACGAATCGCTGGGCTTCCGGGGAAGTCAGGGCGATTGACGTGCTGCCCTCCATATGGACTTTAAGCCCCTCTGAATCAATTGTGTGCGGGCTCGTTGGTGACAGTCGAATCATTGTTTGCTCCTAATTCAAGTTCTGGAACTTGACCGTATGCATATATAGCGGCGGATACTTTTGGGGCTAGTTCGAATAGCCGAGTATTTACCTTATTGAATATCTGTGCTAGCTCTACATTACCAGGATTGTTCTGCGCAAGCAGCTTCAATCCGTGTAAGTGCGTTATCTTTACGTCAGAAGCAGGTTGATTGTTTACAACCATTTCTTCTTCTAATGCAAAATCTAATTTGACACCGAGTTCGTTTTGAATAAAGCAGCTAGCCCATAGCTGTTCCAAAACAGGCATACTTTCCATAATAGCACTTTTCTGTTCTGGTGTGCAGTGATAGAAGCCGTTATTTGCCGATATAAAGTCTGTGACATGGTTGGCAAATGCAGTCAGTGCGCTGACGTTATTGCCTCCGAATATACACATGTTTACAGGCACTCTATTTGTAAAATGCTTCTTATGGAGCCCGTCCAGCTGCATCGAGTGGTCAAGTAGTTTGATGTATTTTGAGTACATCAGCCACCGCAGAGTCTCCGGGCTAAAAGCAAACACGTCTGCTTCAAGCAATCTGTTTGGCAACGGATCCCATAGGAATAGATCGTTATCAAAGTGTACAAACGGCCTATCCGAAGCGTATGCGACAAACTTACTATGGGTCCAAAAGCATGGATCGGAGTCAAAGTTTTCACCTACGGAGATTATGTCGGTGTAAGGCAACATACATTTGCGGGCCATCTCGGCGCCTGCATCATCCGTAACGAGACAAAATTCCTTGAAGTGCTGACTGATCGTATGAGCAGATAGACCCATGATTCTAAGCATAGGTTGAATAAGCCCAGGCCCGCCTACGCTTTCAAGTGCAGGCCTAAATCGATCTGTACGCAGAGAGTGAAGTGCGATCATAGATTGAAAGTTCCATACCCAAGTAAGAAGAGATTGTTTATACTGGGTTTTTTGTCTGGACCTAACACTACTCCAGATTCTAAGGATTTTACTGGGGTATATGCAGCGTTTTCAGAGGAGCCTAGCAAGGGATTTGGTGAACTGCAATTCGGACCGCATAGTCCGGTTACTGCCACCGGACATAAACAGTTGAAACCTGCTTGATTCATCGCAACTAAACATGCATCTAGTTCAGCTACATCTGAAGAGCAGTACTCGCATGCATAGCAGCTGCAGCAGCAATAGTTTAAAGTAAGAATATCTCCATTGCAATTATTATTGTCTCTAACACAGCTCCCAGGTCCAGCTATGGCTCCACTGGCGCAATGGTTGGCAGGCTGAGGAGTTAGATCCCACAGCACAACACAGTTAGGCTCAGTACAACAGCACACTGAGCTGCAAGGCAGTGGCGTGTAGTATTCCCCGCAGTTCTCGCAATCCGCAGGATCCTGTATCTGCACGCAGTTTGCAGGTACAGGATCAGGGCAAGGAACTACAGTGCGTGTGCCGTCTCCAGCTCGACAGCAGCATAGACTAGGTGGTTCGACATCACAACATGGATCCGGGGTGCAGGTGGGGGGTGGAGGGCAGGGATCGGTGCCGTAGTCTACGTAACATCCTGTTACGATCGGCTCGCACCATCCGCAGGTGTATGTCTTGCATATCTTGAACGGTATCGGATCGCATTCCGCGTCGGCTATCTCGGCGCAGGTGAGGTTGCTGTAGTAGGTGCCCGAGCAGCTTATTACGTTTGGAAACGTACTGCACAGCTCAAGGGCACGCTGCTGGCATTCGGCGTCGGATCCAGTGCACTCCACCCTGCGCGTCTGCACTGTAGGCAGCGGCGGCGGCTCCGGGCATGGCCTGGAGTTCGGGCACTCGGGATCCTTCTCAAGACAAAGGCATTCCGAGACCTCGTAGGTTATGCTGATGCAGCAAGGCCTGTTCTCCTTGCAGCAGCATGGGGTGGATTCCACTCCGCTCATTTCATCGCTCTATGAAGGTGAAGCCCGAGCTGAAGACGAACTTGTCTACGCCAAGGGCGGTCTTCAGCCGGTCCAGCTCCATGTCGGATGCCGATTGAAGTGCGGTTACAAGAGTATTTGCAGCGTCGTTGGTCTTGCGCTTCTTGGCGCAGGCGGAACATTTCTCGCCTGCCGTGGAGGCCTGTACGGAATCATACGCAGCCCTTACTGCAGCGCTGGCGTTACGTGCCGCTTCGTTGGCCATAAGGCTTGCGGCGGTTGCATACGTAATTGCAAACTTCTTCATGACTTAGATCTCGGAGATGTGCGTGACGGTTCGGTGTCGGTCTGAGTTATACTCAATGGTGACTTCGTCTGCAAGGATGTCCATGTGCTTTTTGATCGTCTCGATGATTTCGTCGAGGGTCTGCTGGTTGTAGACGATGAGGGTCCACGTATTCGTGCGGTAGTGATCCTTGCCTTCGGAAGGCTGGCGCCGCGCCAGGAGCTTGAAGTCGGGTGCCCGTATGACTCCCTTGAAGACGTCTATGGCGTTGCCTGCCACGTCCTTGCGCTGGATGAGCAAGGTGTCCTCGTCGATGAATCCGTACGGGTTAGGCCCCTCAAGGCCCACTGTCACGATGAGCACGTATCGCGTGACAGACTTGCTGGTCTCCATGCTGGTCTTGAAATTGGTCTTGAAGAACGCCATCAGTAGGTACCTCCGTCCAGGACATCCAATGCCCTCTCGGGCACGAACTGCCCTGTTGCAGCATCGTAAATTAGGAAATCGTTGTCCTGGGCTCCGCTTACCACGAAGCGAGAGTTAAGCTTGGTCAGGTTGATGACCTGGCCTGTGTGGGTCAAGGTGAACAGCGAGCCATCCGCCAGGTTTACGGCAAGCTCACCTGGAAACAGCTCGGCTGCACTGGGCACTACGCCAGCAACAGTGGAGTATCGATGTACTGATGTACTAAACTCGATTGGCATTTCCAGGATCTCCGAAGAACATGCCTGCCGACGTCACGTTTCTTTGCGGCAGCATGGAGAGCTGCTCTTCCGTACCACCGCCTGTAGGAATCGCGTCATCGCAGTTTCCGTCGATTGCATTGGGTACATCGAAGAACCAGACTATCGGACAGTTGCAGGGGTCCTGGTCGGGATCCTGCGGAGCCGTCCACGTCACCCATCCGTACATGAGCACCTGGGTGCCGTTGGATATCGGCTGAGGGGCGTAGCCTTCCTTCACCAGCTGATGCACGTCGATTCCAGGGGTCATGACCTGGGAGAATGCCAGGCCGTTCTCCTTTATGTTGTAGCAGATCTCTCCTCCGGTGACGAGCTCGTTGTCCTGGTTGGTCCAGACTCCGTACTGGCAGGCGGAATCCGCAGGGTAGCACTTGTCTCCAGACTGCACGCAGTTGCCTGGAATCCAGTCGTACTCCCATTGCCACGCTACCTGCTTCCCGTAGATAAGCTTGGACTCCACCACCCGGTTTCCGGTGATCGTGGCCATGATCGGTCCGATGATGTTGAACTTGGCGACATGTGCGGCATAGTTCGTCTTGTACTCGCACAAGGGCTGGCAGGGATCCGGAGGCAGTGGATCCACGGGCACGAATGCCGCTGCGCCGTAGGCTCCTCCGAAGAACTCATCTGGGTTCTTGAAACCTTCGTTTGGACCTACGCGGGCACACCTGCCTCCAAGCGTGTAGCCGTATCCCGTGATCGTGCT